GACAAACTTTTAGAAAAATATAAATACGATAAATTAATGTCTTTAGACAAAGAGGTTGTAAAGCTTTATTTTGTGAATGATCCGCGCGGCAACTATCTATACTGGTTAGATAATTTAAATATGCCTGAGCCGGAAACTAGAGACATAAAAAAGACTACGCTATGGGCAAACGACAAAACAGCCAAGGAAATATACCTACTGCCGGAAAGTAAAGCGTCTATAATAAACTACAATGAGACAGCCGAAAGACCAGAAAAAAGTATTTGGGACGACTATTTTAAACGCCGGGGTAAATAATTTATAAACATAACTGCTATTTTATAAACATTTTTTTTTATATTGCAGTATGTCAAAACAAAACTTTCTTGACGAATACAATAACAACGTTTTGGATATAGAAGAATTTACTTATACTACTGAATTAGAAATAGTAAGTCAGTACCTTTTGTCGTGGAAACAAAAAGCAGAAGCAGCAAAATCAGAAGAAACGTTAAAGGAGATTAATTCAGCTATTAAAGCTCTTACCAGAATAGCTATATATGTTAGTCAAATGCAGACTAGACAGCGCGAGTACAACGTACAGCTAGGCAGATTCAGAGAAGCAAAAATAAAAGCTGAGCAAAAACTTAATAAATAAAACTATGGACACGATAGCAGCCTTAATAAAGGAAAAAAACCAAATAGAATACAACTTACGCTATACTGAATTTGAAGGTAGCACCGGAGAAAAATCTAAGCAAGCGCTAGAAAAAAGATACCGAGACGTAAAAAATATACTTAAATACATAGTCAAATGAAAGTTTACGAAATAGAGTATTCGTTTTTATCTTACTTCGACGAAAGCTACGACTTTGCCCGAATACAAGTAGAAGCAATTAGTCCAAGCCAAGCGCTACAAAAAGCAAAAGAAAAAGCTCCTATGGGTGCAAAACAATTCGAAATAATTAAGTAATGGCAGAAATAAAACTACTTGACGGTAACTACTACGACAAAGATCAGTTGTTAGCTAAAATGGACAACGATAGTTTTTACTATGGCGAATTAAATAAATTAGCGCTAAGCAGCTCCAGCCTAAAGCTTTTGCTGGATAGTCCGAAGACATACTACTACGTTAATAAATACGGACAAAACGAAACAACGCCGGCATTACGAGCTGGACACCTTTTCCATTTGGCGGTCTTGGAACCCCAAAAATATAGCGAAGTTAGGTTTTGCGAAGTGCAAAGCAGAAACTCAAAAAAGTTTAAAGAAGAAACGGAAGAGTACGGCGAAGTATTTACAGCTAAGGAAAGGGAACAAAACAATAGGCTAGTAGACGCCTTACTAAAAAACCCGGTAGCTATAGATTTGCTTGGAGACAGTAAGACAGAAGTTCCAGCTATAGGTAATGTCTTAGACACTGGCTTTCCGTTTCGTGGAAAAGCTGACGTTCTAAAAAACTCTGGAGGCATAGTAGATTTAAAAACAACCCAAGACGTACAAAACTTTGACAAAAGCGCCTTTGCGTACAAATATCACTTACAGGCAGCTATTTATATAGACTTGTTTTCAACGCCCGAAAAACCTTTAACGCACGAAGACTTTACGTTTTTATGTATATCGAAAAATACGCTAGACATAGGAGTATATAAATGCTCCGAAGCTTTTGTAGAATACGGTCGCAAAGAATTACGCCGAGGTATAGACTTGTATAAAACTTACATACGCGAAGACTTTGACATAAACGACTATACAATACAGGGGACACTATGAGAAAAAAGAAACAAACCCAGCAAGAGCGAATACAAACTTTAGAACGAGTAATAGCTCAGCTATACGTAAGGGTACAAACTAACAGTAACATAATTGACAAATTAACAAGTAATGAACCGACACAAGAAAATAGCGAACCTAGTAATTAAATATACTGGAGTTGATATATACAGCAAACGAAAAACCCAAGACGTAGTAGATGCTAGGGGTCTATTCGAATACATTATGCGCGAAGACTATTTAGTAACGTACCAAAGTATTTCGGATCACTACAGAAAAAACGGCAAACACCGAGCGCACTGTGTAATAATGTATAGCGTTAAAAACTTCGACCGCGAAATTAGGGACAGGCGTAACGACTTAAATGACTACTACAATACAATACTACAAACAGAAATAACCGCTAAGCAATATAAGAACGCCCAAAAACAAATAGGCTCAATTAAAACACAAAGAGACTATAATAAAATACGCTGGTATATGAATAGGGTTTTGCAGACGCCAGACAAAGTTTAAAAAAAGCACGTTATATAAGTATGGTACGAGACACACAAGACAGTAAAAAAAAGATGCTAGAAGCCTTAGAATACAACTTAGGCATAGTTTCTACTAGTTGCGCAAACGCTGACGTAAGCAGAGCAACGCACTACCGCTGGCTTACAGAAGACGAAGAGTACAAGGCATACGTAAAAGAAATACAAGAAGCAGCTATAGACTTTGTTGAAAGCAAACTTTACGAAAAGATTAAAGACAAAGACACCGCCAGCATAATATTTTATTTAAAGTCAAAAGCAAAACACCGGGGGTACGTAGAACGTCAGCAAATTGAAGTCGGCGAAACAAAAGAGTTTACAGTAAAGGTAATTGAATGAAATTTGTAAATAGATTTATTATAGCTTGTTGCTTTATTTTTGCATCGATTTCTTTGGTTGTAATTATAAAAATAATATCTGCGGCACTATGAGCGATTTAACAAAATGTGAAGGGACAGGCTGTATAGTAAAAGACAGCTGCTATAGGTATACAGCGCCAGACAGTGAAAGGCAGCCTTATTTCTCAAAGCCTCCGCTCGAAACAAGCAGACAACACGACGGCGTCAGCTGTAATTATTACTGGCACAATGCAAATAGAAACTAACGTAGTCTGGAAGCACTTAGAAACCTGTGACAAAAAAATAGTTATTTGCCAAGGCGGAACGCGCTCGGGAAAAACTTTTAACATTCTATTATGGCTAATATTTTCCTACAGCCAGAAATACACCGGTAAAACCATAACCATATTTCGAGCAACGTACCCAGCTTTACGCGCAACCGTAATGCGTGACTTTTTTGATATACTCAATAAATACGATTTGTACAACGAGGCAAACCATAATAAAAGCAACAGCGAATACAAGCTAAACGGAAACCTATTTGAGTTTGTTAGTATAGACCAGCCAAGCAGATTAAAGGGACGTAAAAGAAATGTAGCGTTTTTAAACGAAGCAAACGAACTAAGCTACAGCTCCTACAGCCAAGTATTATTTAGAACCGTAGGGACTGAGGGCGCGCCGTCTATAATTATGGACTACAACCCTAGCGACGAATACAGCTACATATACACTAAAGTAAAAACAAGACCAGACGCGGCGTTTCACATCACAACCTACAAAGACAATAAGTTTCTAGAGCAAAGTCTAGTAGACGAAATAGAGCGTTTAAAAGAAACCGACGAAGACTACTGGCGTGTATACGGTCTGGGTCAAGTAGGACGCAACCGGGCAACAGTATTTAAGTTTAGCGAATGTGACGAAATACCACCTAACGCTAAATTGGTTGCGGCTGGACTAGATTGGGGGTTTGTAAACGATCCGTCAGTCTTAGTAAAAACATACGTGCTAGACAACAACTTGTATATCGACGAATTGTTTTATGAATATGCTATGACAAACCGAGACATACACAACAAACTACTAGACCTGGCATTAAAGCGCAACGAAGAGATATTTGCAGACAACAGCGAAATGAAGAGTATAGACGAACTACACCGGTACGGCTGGAACTGCAAGCCAGCAACAAAAGGCAAAGACAGTATTTTAATGGGCATCGACTTAATGAAGCGATACAACATATACATAACAAGCCGAAGCGCAAACACTATACAAGAATTTAGAAACTACAAGTGGATCGAAGACAAAAACGGAAATTTGCTAAACAAGCCAGAAGACCGTAATAACCACAGCATCGATAGCTGCCGCTATAGTATATTTACAAAACTGTCTAGACCAAACGTAGCTAGATACGCAATTAGATAAACACAAAAATAAAACACAAATGGAATTAACTAAAAGACAAGTAAAAATAGTAAGAGACGAATTTAAAGCCAAACTAGCATTTGAGCCTAACTTTAGGAAATTTAGCCGCCGGCTATTTGTAAAAGACAAGCTTGAAGTCTGGGTAACTTTCAAGGACGGCAAGTTCTTAGAAGCAGACGAAAAAGGCTGGTAGCTTATAAACATTTGGTTGATAACTAAATTTGTTGTATATTGCAATATAATAAGTAGATAAGTGCAAGGGTACGTAACGAGCAGTCCCTCATCAAAAAAGTCCGTTGAATTTGTGGAGCATACTTGACCGTTGCCGAGCAAAAACTTTACCGAATTGTCTACTTTTTTTATAAGTTCTTTAACATTTTGACTAGCAATTTTAAGCAGAAACTTAAAGTAAATACGCCAGATACATTTTAGACATAATATAAACGTCCTATGTATATGTAACTCTGGTTTCAATTTATAGGTATTGAAGTAGGCTTGCGAGCCAGCCCGGACAGGCAAAGTAGGAAAAGTAACCTAGCTAGTTTTAATGTTAATATAGTTTAACCTTTTAAATACGATATAATGAAAAACTACGATTACAGTAAATTAATAGAAGACGCAACGTTTGACGTAAACTTTTACGAAGAGCAACACAACAAAGCCGAAAGCAATTTGTTTAGAGCTAGGCTTGCGCTTGAAGCGTTATTGCAGCGCGAAAAATTGAATGGACTAGTAGACAGCTAGATTTAGATTTATTCTTGTTTAATAAGAGGCGCCCTTCGGGGTGCTTTTTTTTATACGCTCAATTCTTTTAAATTTACGTTATATATAAAAGCGTAACAATGAAATTAGATTTACGAGTTCCTACGTCGCTAAGCGACATACCCTTGCATCAATACCAGCGGTTTCTTAAAACGTTTGAAGGCGAAGAAGACTACGACGAAAACTACGCCGGAATGAAAATGCTAGAAATATTTTGCGGACTTACTGTAGACGACAGTCTAGAAATAAAAGTTACTGACGTAGTTAAAGTGGTAGAAAAAATAAACAAAGCGCTGTCTGAAAAGCCTTTGCTAATAACTAGATTTAAAATAGGTAAAACAGAGTTTGGATTTTGCCCGTCTCTAGACGACCTTTCGTTTGGGGAGTTTGTGGATATTGAAAACACTATTTCTGACTGGGACACTATGCATAAAGCTATGGCTGTACTATACAGACCGATCACAGAGCGCATAGGTAATAAATACAAAATAGAAAAATACAGAGGCGACAGTTGGCACGATGCTATGCTGCAAATGCCTTCCAGTGTAGCAGTAAGCGCGATCAATTTTTTTTTTCATTTAGAAGCGGACTTACTAAAAGCTACGCTGCCTTATTCGAACAAAAGTCAGATAAGCAACCCGAAGCCGGAAGAGCAGACAACTTCAACAGACAATGGGGTTGGTACCACAGTTTTATGAAGTTAGCTAAAAACGATTTTTTAAAACTAGAAAAAGTGTCTAAGAAAAATATACATAATTGCTTGACGTATTTAACGTACGTGAAACAAAAAGACGAAGTACAACAGAACTATATAAAAAGCAAATTTAACAAGTAATGGCTAACAACGGAGCAAGAGCATTTTATTTAATGCTAGACAAAGTAAAAGAAACGCTGCTGGCGGATAAAAATGTAAACACCGTAACTTACGGAGACTTGACAGACGTAGACCTTAGTAAGCAAACTATATTCCCGTTGTCACATATTGTAATAAACAGCGCGTCAAACGACAGCCAGACTATGACTTTTAATATTACCGTTATATGTATGGACGCGGTAGACGTTTCAAAAACAGACCCGGCAAGAATATTTGACAGAAACGAAAGCGAACACTTTATTTTAAATACTCAGCTAGCAGTTACCAATAGGCTATACCAATTACTAAACATAGGTCAATTAAGACAGGACGGTTTTGCTGTAGACGGCGAAGCTAATTGCGAACCCTTTGTAGATAGGTTTTCTAACAACTTAGCCGGCTGGGCAATTACTCTAGACTTAATAGTAAAAAACGACATATTCTTATGCTAAAGAATGTAATAAAGGAAATGAACGCTTTAGGCATTAATGTAGTCAATAAAGCAAAGTCAAACCTAGCTAAAAAAAACAGCTCTGGAAAACTGTCTGAAAGCCTTACTTATGTAATTGACGACCAAAACCCAGAAAACCCAATTCTGTCGTTTTACGCAGAAGACTATGGAAAGTTTGTAGACCAAGGGGTGCAAGGGTTTGATCCGGGAGCTATGCCGCTAGGCTCAGTTTCTAGATTTAACAAAGCGCCACAAAGTCCGTATAAATTCGGATCCGGCAACTTTAAAGGAAAAGGTAGTCTAAGAGGCGCGATAGACAAATGGGTTGTCCAAAAAGGAATACCAGCTGCAAGGGACAAAGAGGGTAAATTTATAAAGCGTAAGTCTCTAGTTTATTTAATGTCTAGAAGTATTTGGTATACTGGTATAATGCCGTCGTATTTTTTTACAAACGCCCAAAGAACTCAAAGTATAGGCATACAAAGAAAATTTAAAAACGCATACCAAAAAGATATGGACGAAATGGTGCGAAAAGAACTTAGAAAACAAAGAAGAAGAAATGGCAGATAAAAGACTTTTAATAAGCAGTATTACCATAGGACACGAACTAGCTACCGCTTCGGACGATAGTAGCGCACAAGTCGCTATAAGTGTAAACAGCGGCACAAATATATACACCATTACAAAAAACCGCACGTCTTTAAAATCTGCTTACTTTGAAATAAGCGAATTAATACGAGACTATTTAACAGTTGATTTTACCGGGACATATTCAAATGCTTCAATTCAAGCAACAGCTGTTTTTAAAATGACCGACGATATAGACGGCGCTGGAAATACTTTATATACTCAAACTATAAGCTTTTACGGTTTAGCTGGCTACAGTTATTTTGAAGAAGGCGCGAACGTTGTTATTTCTGCAAACTCTGGACTAGCTCAGACAAATAAAAATATTTACGTACCGGATAATTTAAGTTTTCAAATACCTACATTTTCGTTTACAAATATTGCTAGCACAAATTTTGGTGCAAACGTAGAAGGATCTATAAGTATAGGCGGAACTACTGTTTTTGTAAATAGAATTTGCCAGCCTAAATACGAGCCTTACAAAATTACTTTTATAAATAAATTTGGCGCATTAGAAGACATATACTTTAGTTTAGTAAGAAGAGACAGCACAAGTGTAAAGTCAGAAACTTTTAAAAGAAACATAGTAAATTCCACAGGAGGCTATACTCCTACCGATCACGTTAATACAACTTTCAACGTAGTTGGCAAAGATAGGTTTACAATGAATACTGCTTACGTATCGGAAGACTATAACGAAACTATGGAGCAACTATTGTTGTCTGAAAAAATTTGGTGTACGTCTGACCTGTATTCCACTCCAGTAGTAAGACCAGTCAAAATTGTTACAAAAACTTTAGAGAAAAAAACTAGGCTAAACGATAAGCTTATTCAGTTTGAAATGGAGTTCGAGTACGCAAACGATAAAATTAACAACGTTAGGTAATGCAAGAAATACAGCTTTATATTAATGAAGAACGCTTAGACTTGTTTAGCGACGAAAGTGTACGTCTAACTCAGACAATACAAAACGCTAAAGACATAGGTTCTATTTTTACAGATTTTTCAAAAAGCTTTTCGCTGCCAGCTAGTGAAACAAATAATTTAATATTTAAGCACTTTTACAATTTTAATATAGACAACGGTTTTGTAGCAAACGATAAGTTACCCGGAGTAATTGAATTAAATTCTATACCTTTTAGAAAAGGCTTTATAGCTCTAGACGGAGTAGATATGCGCAACGAAATGCCTTACGCTTATAAAATTACTTTTTTCGGCGAAACTGTAGACTTAAAAGCAAAACTTAAAGACATAACGCTGCAAAATATATTTGAGGGCATTTCTACTTATGACCACGATTACAATAATGCAAACGTTAAAACTGGACTATCGAGCAGTTTGTTTAACACCAATATTATATACCCGTTAATATCACATACCGAAAGATTTTACTATGACGCAAACACAAGTATAGCTGGCAGTAGAAACTTGCACTTTGACACTAACGGAGGTGGCAGCGGATCGCATAACCAAGGCGTAAGTTTTAGAGACTTAAAGCCAGCAATTAAAGCTTCAACTATAATAGACAGAATAGAAACTTGGACACAAGAGCAGTTTGGTTTGGCTGGTAAAATAGAGTTTGACAAAACCGCAACAGATAGTTTTTTTAATACTTCTAACGATATATACGACAAAATGTATTTATGGCTGAGTAGGGCAAAAGGAATTTTGGGAAGAACGTATACTGGTTCGTCAGCTACTAGAATACCTATTACTGATATGACGCCACAGTCTGGTGGTGGAGACTGGAACCCGTTTTGTTCGTCTAGTTTTCCTACAATACCCGGATTGCCTCCGCCGTTTTGCGACGAAAGCTCTATAGATGCTGGCGTATGGACTGTAAACCCAACGTTTGACGGAACTAGCACAACAAGTCCTAACGGCGAATATTATGATTACCGCTGGGAAGTAACCGGAAGTAATGGGGGTACTTTTAATATGATAGTTGAAGACGTTACTGGTCAAACGACAGTATTAAAGTCTTTAGTAAATTTAGATGCGGACGGCACTACTCAGCACACAATTTTCGGTAACAATATAACTAACTCAAAATCTATTAGGTTTGTAATAGAAGCTACAGACGCAACGTTTACGTTTACTACAGGCATAAGATTTATAAAAGTAGAACATTACAATTTCCAGCCGCAAAACGTATATAACCATACGGTAACACAAGTATTTCCTACAGGTGCAGTTTCTAGAATTGTTATATCGGATCAAATGCCAAAACTAAAAGTGCTTGACTTTTTGACTGGACTGTTTAAGTTATTTAACCTTACAGCTTTTGTTAAAGAAGACGGTAAAATAATGGTTCAAACTTTAGATAAATATTACGAAACCGGACAGGAAAGAGACATAACGGAATATATAGACATTACCAAGTCGTCTGTAAATTACGCTCCGCCGTATCAAGACGTAGCATTTAGAAACCAAGCGCCAAAAACATTTTTTCCTACAAACTTTTTAGAATTAAATAACACAACGTTTGGAGATTTAGCAAGCAGTACAAATACACCTGGCGTCTCTAGCTCAGACAGAGGGGGTCGGTACGTAGTGCAAACGCCTTTTTCTAAATTCTTATACGAGAAATTTCCAAGCACTAACATACAGTGGGGTTGGAGTGTAGACAAAGACCAAAACCCTATACTTGATGCGCCTTTGTTATTTATAAGAGTAAATACTTCTACTTCTACAAACAGACTAAGTATGCAGAACGCAAACTTTAACGAAACAAAAGCTGTTGGTTTAGCTGCATATAATAGACCTTCAAATTCTAGAGGTACGGAAACCATAAACTTTGGAGCCGAAATAGACGAATTTACTGGAATTGTAAAAACCGATAGTTTATTTTTAAAATACTATTTCAACTATATAAGCTCAATATTTAACTATAAACGTAGAATGGTAAATTTTACAGCAAGACTACCTTTAAAAGTTTTACTGAACTACACTCTAGCAGATACGTTTAAAATAGGGGACAACATATACCAAATAAACAGTATTGAAACTGACTTAAAAACTGGCGAAAGCACCTTGGAGCTATTTAATAAAATATTCATTACAACTTAAAGCTATGCTAAATTTAATACTACAAATGCTAGAGCAAGCAAACGGCGAAACCGAAAATATAAAAATTGCGCAAGGCAAAAACAAACTACCGACAACCCTAAAAGAAGGCTATAAACAACTTAAAAAGCAAACCAAATGGCAGAAAAAATAGGCGTTGAATTTGAAGTAAAAAACAAAGGAGCTAATAAGGCTATTAAACAAACGACAGAAGCCTTAGGTAATTTTAACAAAGAGCTTGATCGAAGCTACCAAAGTATGCAAGTTTTGGATCAAATTACTGGCGGTGTAGCTAGTGAATTTCAAGACGCACAAAAAAGCATAAAAGGTAGTATAAGCGCTGTAAAGGGTTTAGCTACTGGGTTCAAAGGCTTAAAAACCGCTATTATAGCTACGGGTATAGGAGCAGTAGTTGTTGCTCTGGGGTTGATTGTATCTTACTGGGACGATATAAAAGGGCTA